GGCAGAGGAGCAAGCAGGTCTGTATTTCAAGTTTAACGAAAACGTAATCCTGCGAACCGACACCAAGAGTCAGGCGGAGATTTTGAGCAAATATGTTCAAAACGGAATCAGAACGCCGAACGAGGCGAGGGCTTTGCTGGACGCCCCGAACAAACAGGGAGGGGATGACCTGATGTGCAACGGCAACTACATCAAGCTGACGCAGTTAGGCGAAAACTACGGCAAGAAAGGAGGGGAAAAGTGATGCCGATTTTGGAACTACAGAAAAGAGACAGCAAAAACAACCTGAGAAAAGTGGGAAGTATTGAAATCAGGAACCAATCGGAGGAGAGTGCAGACCTTTGTTTCTTTGGGGACATCAACAGCGAAAGCTGGGGAGAATATCAAAAGTATTTTCCGGAGGATAAAGCACCGAAGGACGTCAAAGACTTCCTTGACCAACTACAAGGCGTTTCAAAAATCAACGTCCACATTAACTCAGGCGGCGGCAGCGTATTCGGGGGAATTGCAATCTACAACATGCTGACCAGATACGATGCGGAAATTACCGTGTATGTGGAGGGACTTGCCGCAAGCATCGCCTCAGTCATTGCGATGGCAGGGGATAAGATTATCATACCGAGCAATGCACAGATGATGATTCATAAGCCGTCCGTGTTCGCATGGGGCAATGCTGACGATTTGCGGAAAGAGGCAGACGTGTTGGACGGGTGCCAGAAATCGATTTTAAGCACCTACATGAAACACGCCAAAGAGGGAGTCACAGAGGAGACAATCAACAGCCTCATCAATGCGGAAACGTGGAAGAATGGGGAAGAATGGCAGGAGTATTTCGATATCGAGGTATCCGAGGCGAACACAGCGGCAGCAGCACAAAGCGAATATTTCGCCAAATACCAACATCTTCCGGACAATCTGAAAGAAAAGCCGGAAAAAGAAAGCTATTCACTGGAAGAACTGGCAGACAAGCTGGCAGAAAAAGTGAAGTGCATACTCGAAGACAAAAGCCAAACCGGAAACGATGAGGAGCAAGAGGAAAATAAGATTCTTGAGGATTTAGATTATTTTGTCTAAGTCCTTTATTTTTTTAAAAGGAGGAAAACCATGAGCAAAGAATTAAAAGAGCTGTTAAACAAAATCAACAGCAAAAAAGAGGAAGTAAGAAACCTTGTCAAAGAGAAAAAACTTGATGAGGCAAAGAACGCAAAAGAGGAACTTTGTGCAATGCAGGAGGAGTTTAATATCCTTGCAGAACTGGACGACGATGAGACAGACACCGCAAAGAACAAGGCAGAAAGCGGGGAGGCAAAAAAGGTTTCCGGCATCGACAACGCAAAACGCCAGATGACAGCCTTCGTCAATGCCATCAAGGCGGCAGTCATCAAGACACCGGTATCAAAAGAGGACAGCGAGATTTTAAACGCCATGTCTGAGGGAAGCGGAGAGGACGGCGGTCTTACCGTTCCGAAGGACATCAGGACAAAAATCTATGAACTTCGCCGGAGCGAGGATGCGCTGGAGACATTAGTCAACGTGGAGCACGTCAACACCAACAGCGGAACAAGAGTTATCGAAAGAGAGGCAGACCAGACACCGTTTGACAACGTGGAGGAGGCTGCGGATTTCCCGGAGATTTCCACGCCGCAGTTTGAAAGCATTGAGTACAAAATCAAGAAAAAGGGCGGTATCTTAAAAGTAACAAGAGAACTGTTGCAGGATTCCGCAGAAAACATCATGGGATACCTGAAAAAGTGGATTGCCAAGAAAGCAAAAGCCACCAGAAACGCCTTGATTGTAAACAAAATCAAGGAAATCTGCAACGGTCTGGAGGTCACAGTAAGCACCATCGACGAAATCAAGGACATCTTTAACGTCATGCTCGATCCTGCTATTGCAGTCGGCGCAAGCGTGCTGACAAACCAGAGCGGCTTTAACTTCCTTGACAAGTTAAAGGATGAGCGAGGGGATTACATCTTACAGAAAGATCCGACACAGTCAACGAGGCGTCTTTTGTTTGGCGTGTATCCCGTCAAGGTGGTATCAAACAAGACTTTACAAAACATAAACGGAAAAGCCCCTATCGTCTGCGGCGATTTCAAAGAGGCAATCACCATTTTCGACAGGGAGACGCTCAGTATTGATATCACCGATTTGGCAGCAGGCTCATGGGAGAAAGACCAGACAAGCATCAAGGTAAGAGAGCGCTTGGACATCCAGACGGTAGATTCCGATGCGATTGTCATGGGACTTGCGGACGTGGGACTTTCTACGGGCGATTTAAACAACGACGGTGTGAAAGATGACATCAACGGGGACGGCGTATACAGCGAGGCGGAACTGAACAAGTTAAGCAAGGCGAATATCCTGTCACTGGCAGAGGAAAAAGGCTACAGCATGACAAAGACAACAGATGATACGAAAGCAGACATCATCGCCGAGTTCTTAGAGAAACAGGGAGAGTAAACCAAGTAAAGCGGTGGTTTCTGCCATCGGGAAAGGAGCGTTATGATTTTATCATTGGATGAAGCAAAGAACTATCTCAGAGTGGACTTGGATGACGACGACACCCTGATACAATCCTTTATCACGGCGGCAGAAAACTATCTGCAAAATGCAACAGGAAAAGACTACCCGGAGACAGACGACGAAGGGAACGCCATCCCCTACGACTTGGAAAAAGTCTACCTGAATCTGTTGATAGCGTACTGGTATGAGAATCGTTCGGCAGCACCGAGAAACAAATCACTCAGCGGTGAAGTGCCGGACGAATTTACCTTTGCGACAAGGTCACTGTTGCTACAGTTACAGCTTTAACGGAGGTGCTTATGGACGTCGGAAGATTGAACAAGCGTGTTACATTTTGTCGATACGTGGAGGAGGAAAACGAACTTTGCCAACTGCAACAGGTATTAAAGCCTGTTATCACCGTATGGGCGAGTGTAGAGCCGAAAAGCGGCAGGGAAACCGTCGAAGCGGATAAAGACCACCCGGAACTGACGCATATCATCACGATAAGGTATCTGAAAAACGTTACGCCGGATATGTTCATACAGTACAAAAATCGCCTATTTAACATCAAATCTACCCGAAACATCAGGGAAGACAACGAAATGCTTGAGATTTCCTGCACGGAAAAGATTGACGAGGAAAAAGAGATACAACAAGAATAGTTTTTAGTAGAAAAATAGAGAGGAGTGTGGTAATGTAGAAGAAAAAACAGGAGGTATTGCAAATGAGGGATTTTTGGATTACGTTATTTCTTGGGTGGGCTGGGGTTCACAGGTTCACGCAAAAGAAGTATGTAACTGGAGTTGTATGGCTTTGTACACTTGGACTTTTGGGAGTTGGCTGGCTTGTAGACATCGTTATAGCATTTAAGAATATCAACAAAAAGGAAGAAAACAAGCAGAAAGACAGACCGAAAGACAAACCGAAAAACAAGCAGAAAAACAAACAGAAAGACAAACAGAAAGACGAGCCTAAAAAACAGCTTGTGAGAAGTTTTGAAACAGTAATCACAGAGACATACAGAAAATGCAAACTGGACGAAGATGACAAGCGTGATGACTTGCTCTTTTATATAAAACCAAAGTGGAAATTATATTTGAAATACTGGGAACGCAAAGGAAAACCAGAATATTATGTACTGCATCCAAATGGAGTAGACGTTGGATGTTTGAGAGAAGAACTGGCAAAAATTTTGCATGACGAGTATAGCGATTGCGAGTTTGAAGTAACAGCACTAGAAAGAGCATACGATGATAGCCACGATTGTTTGACACAAAACATCAGAATAGACGTATACAAACCCGAAAATGCACTGAAAAAAGAAGAAAGTAAACAAGAAAGTGAGGAAACAAAACGCCTTGCCGAGTGCTTAAATACTAGAATAGTTGGGACATTCGCAGAGTGCGACATGGACGAAGAACAATACAGAGAGGATTTGATACTGAAAGTAAAAAAAGATACAATGCTATCCTTGAAATATTGGGAATACAATGGAGAGCCTGCATATTATGTTTTAAACAAAAAAGGTCTAGATTTGGGTTGCTTGCCTAAAGACGTATCTAAAACACTTTATGAAAAATACAAAGATTGTTACTTTGATGTGATGGTAACAGAAAGAACTAAAGATGAACACGATAATGAAACGTGCGACATACGAATATATGTTTATAAATAAACGGTACGGCGCTTGGTAGAAAGAAGAACCAAGCGCCGTACTTGTTTTTTTGGAGGTGGTGCGAATGTCAGACGACGGTTTTACGTTTACGATGGAAGGACTGGACGAACTGGCAAAAGACTTGGAGGAGGCTATCAACGAGTATCCGGCTACCATGCAGGAGGGATTGAAGGG